TAATATCATACGTTCAGAGCACCATGTAGCATCGTCAACATATGTCATGCCAGGAGTATATTCGTAACAAAATGTACAAGGGTTTACTCTTCTAGCGTTAGGATGTCCGTACTCTTCACCAACGAAATAAATTTCCTCTCTATTAAGTATAAGGTCTTTCCATCCTTTGGTAAATTCTGTCTTAACTTCTAACTTGTTAGTTTCGTAGTCTAATAGTGTTTGTACGAATAGTTCCGATATATCTTTATATGATTCTTGTGACCACCTAGCTATTTCGTCTGGAGGTTGTATCTGACCACTCTTTATTTGCGCATCATACTCTTGAGCATTTTCAGGAGATAGATTAGATTTAATAGCTGCATAAGCATAATTGGTAAGCTTTTCTTTTACTATATCCTGTAGCTCTGATGCTGCATTCTGTGATGTCCTATATACTACAAAGTCAAAAGGCCTATTAATCTCTTCTCCTATTAGGGAGTCAACAATAGGCCTCACTATATTGTACTCCTTCAACCTAGCAGGCATACCATCCTCTACGTTAAAAGGGTTAGTTATATATTTTAATTCTTCTTCGTCATAGTTTCCTTCGTAAACATCTATGTTTGTTTGTATGTTTCTAATCCTAAATGGATTGTTAGAAAAGGGATTTGCAGTAGCAGATACACCTATAACATAATCAACACATTGTTTCTTCCAAGTTTCATTCTTCTGATTAATGCCTATCTTTTGTGGAGGCATTATGGTTCTCTTGTAATTTGATTCTGGTGTTAAAAACATAATTATTTACCTGAATAATGAGCGGCTTCCATACCGAATTCTTTAGATTCTTGAGTAGGATCGCCAATATCTCCTTTAAGTATTTGTGTTGCTATTTTAGCTGCTTCTGTAGCTATTTCCCATCCTAGAGCACATTCAAGCTCCCTGTCATCACCATCAGTAATTTCATCTTCACTTATAACCTGAGGATGAGCTATTCTTTCAACGCTTATCTCCAAATTAGTTCCAGATCTAAGCTCATGTTCCATTTCTATGAAATATACCTGTTTGTAACATGTCCACTTCTCATCACTAAACAATGTAGTGAATATAGAAAATATATCAATAGTTGAATGAGGTCTTAATCTGCATAATTTATATGGAGTTCTTGCTTTTGAATCTTTTAATGGTATTGCAAAAGTTAGTTGTTCTGGACCAGATAATAATCTGCAAGGCCAGCTTTCTACAGTTGTATTTCCTTTTAATTCAAATAAATCTACTCCTAATATATATGGTATAAATCCATTGTCTTTTTCCATTTGGAATATCCTAAAATTAGGACCTCCTAGAGAATATTTTCTTTCATTTATTAGATGCCAAGATGAAAATTCCCCTACAGTATTGCTTGTACGATATAATTGCCCCAATTCTGCCAATATCATACCAGCTCTTAAATCTTTTCTTGGGGACGCATTTGGAACTCCTTGAGAAAAAATTTGTTCGTACATATTCTGAAGAGCTTCAGCCTTACCTCTCACTATTCTATCGTAAGCAATATTAAGAAAATAAGCTATTTCAAAATCTTGATAAGCTGCACGACCTTGAGGAAGACCTCCAGATCTTATTACATTTGCTATAAAAGCTCCTTTTAAATCTGCTATTGTTGTTATCATTCTCCTTTTCCTAAAGCTATTTCAGCTGCTAATTTTGCAATTTCCATTCCATATGTTACTGGAATTGGCGCTTCTGCAAGAGCTGGCGCATCAAAATCTGTATTATATATTGCCAAGTTTGACGCATGATCCTCTACCTTTGGAGGATGCATAATATATTGAAATGATATAAACAAATAAGATCCGTCGAACGGATTATACCATTTATCCTCTTCTTCATTATTGTGAAAAACTTCAATAACATAATAAAAGTTGCCATGAATATCCATCCATCTTTTTGTTCTGTATATTCCACCAGACGCATATCTAGAGTTTTTAGCCAATGCCCCCAATGAAGCCAAATCGTTATTTCCTATTGGTCGAGCTATACGAGTATGCATTGGAGTATCTGTAGTAAACCATGGATTGTCTGTTTCAAATTCCTCTATAGTTAAACTTACTATAGTTATAGGGCCAAATTTTCTGTATTCAAATGGTATTTTAAATATCCTAGCATTGTCCATTGTCTTTTCTTCATTTACTCCTTTAAATACTTGGTTTCCAGTAGCTTTTGAAGATCCAAATCTTTCGTGTGTAGTTTCTTGTATTAATTGAGATTGAAATGTCAGATAATGATGCTCATGTAATATTGCTTCCAAATCTGTAGGCATAACTTTTGGATCCATAATCATCTTCTGAACTTGCCTCATTTTTGCGTTAAATATCTTCTCGTATGCAGTATTTAAGAATACATATATTTCTGGAAGAGAGAATTTTATCTCGCTCTGTTGCATATTTGCTATTCCAGCCTCATTCTTGATAGCCTTCTGCCTAAGTTCTTCTTCTGTAAATGCCCCAGAAAATGTTCTATTTACCTGAACAGACCTACCATCCTCTTCGCTAGTAACATTAACTTGAGTTTGTTGAAGCCTATTTACAAAAGCCTTAAATGCGTTTACAAGTTCGTCCTTATTTAAAAACATTTATTATTGCTGTGTTTGTTGATTTATCTGGGCTAGAGTGTTAGACCGTTCAGACCCTAATGATTCCATGGCTAATTGAGATGCTTGTAATACTATTTCATAACAGAATGCAACCTCTAGCTTTCTAGGGCTTTCATCAGTAACTTCTTCTGTTGTAATAGGCCATGGGCTAGTAATATAATCATAATTTAAAATTACATCAGTTGAACTTCCCCCAACTCTCCTATAAGAACATTCAAGATAATCACTACTTGTGTCCTCCCATCCAGCTGAAGCGTCATCAATCATGTTGGTAAGTCTATTTTTTACATATCCTGTATCGGCATCAACTGTTAAATGACTCCCATATCTTCTTATTTGATAATAAACATATGGCATATATTGATCGTCGGAATACACTAATGATAACTTGCTTGCATCCAATGATGTTATTGGCCTTAAAACCTTTACAGCCCATACCTTGGTTGCATCAGCTTCCATTATTCTTGGATTTAATATATGAGGCGAAACATTACTAGTGTCCCTTCTTATCAAGAAATGTTGAGTATATGCCCCAAGATCGCTATATGATATTGTATCTTCTTCTTTTGTTGTAGTAGAAGATATATCGTTAGTTGTTGCAGGAACTGTGCTTTTTGTAGCCACAGATCCTCCCCATAACAACCCCAAATCATTTAATAGGTGATAGTTGTTCGGAAGCCCTGTTGTTGGTGGCGTTTTTTGTCTATTATCCATAGAAACAAACCTTTCATCTAATTGGGCAAGTTTCTTAGATAGACAAATCTCATAAGCTGCATTTAAAAAGTGTGCTATTTCAAAGTCTTGAAAAAATGCTCTTCCTAAAGATAGGTTAGAAGCCCTATTACATTCAGCTATAAAAGCTTCTTTTAATTGCTTTATTGAAATTCTCATTAGTCTGGTGTTATTTTTCTTTTCAATGAATTATCTGCCATAGCAGATGCGGCTAGTATTATCTCCTCTCCAAACGAAACTTCTATTCCAGTTTCAGCTTTAAGGGTCGAAGAACTTATCTTGGCAGGATGTTGTATTCCATATCCGGTAATCCAAAGCCATCCACCCATTCTATTTTTACTAACTTCTACAAAATATTCAGTACTCATTGTTGCTGTAGTTGCAGTTGGGAGTATATACGATCTAAGAGATACTGAATAATACCTATATGCAAGATCGTCTGAATTTAAAAACAGATTATTGTTCTTTACTGTATCTAAGGCTGTCATTGGCCTTAATTGTACGTGCGTGTATGTCCTTTTTGATGTATAGTCTTGATCGTTAGGAGCCCAACTGCTAGGCATTGGGTTTTCAGTAGAAACGCAACTTGTCATAGTTACCGCTAAAAGCCTTAATGGTTTAAGGTCTGTCCCTTTAGGTATAGGAAAGTATGCCATAGTGCTACTAGACTGTGTAACAAGATGGTATGCCGCCTCTGCCACAAAAAATGATTTTATTAAGCTTCCAAATTCCGACAACAACTGAGAATCATTGTTTATAACTCCAGCATCCATTGATTTTCCAGATAATCCAGATCCAGCAGTCATAGCTTCTTTTCTAGCTTCTCTAGGCAACCATAATTGGTCGTATGAATTTAGTTTTTCGCTAATAACTTTCTTATAGGCAGAGTTAAGGAAGTGTGCTATTTCAAAATCTTGAAACGACGCCCTCCCTAATTCTCCATCTATATTGAACTTTCCAGCTTCTGCTATGAAGCCTTCATAAAGATCTTTGTGTGTCCAGATCATTAAATTTTAAGCTTAGCTTGAATTTCATTTTTAATACCGTCCATTATCTCCTTATTGTTCTTATCTTTCATCCAGGCGATAACGTCATCAGTAGAGTTTCCTATGATATCAGTACCGTAATAGAACATATTCTTATTTCTACGAATAACATTAAGCTCTATTGCATGTTCTAATATTTCTACTATATCTTTATTTTTGTTTTCAACCCACATAGTAAAGAATCGTTCTGTCTTTTCTTCGACTAAGTCTGTGAGTTTAGACTCTACCATTTCATTGGTCAAGCCAGAAGGACGTACACCCATAACACGTAGACATCTACGCATTTCGTCTACTGTCATTTTGTCTAATTCGCGATAAGCATCACGCATTTTGCGTTTATCTGTATTTTTCTTTTTAGCTTCTGCTTCTGCGTCAAGCAATACGAATTGATGATGACTAGTAACACCAGTGTGCCCATTAGCGACAAGGTGATGGTTTTTACAGAATATGTAGGTTATTTCATCAAAAGGATCTGTAGTGTCAATGTCTACACCTTGTAGAGTAACTTTGATGGCATATGTTTTAAAGTACTGGCCTTCAGGCTGGAGATCCTTTTCTTCCATCCCAATTTTAGGGGCCAATCGTTTTATGTCTTCTTCTGTTAATCCAGTATAGACCTTTCCAGAACGTGTTAAATACGGACCGAATGTGGTTGTACAATTAGGAAATTTAGTTATACCTCCCCAGTCGTCCTTACGCTTTACAAATTCTAATCTATATTTCATAATTTTAAAAATCATCGAAGCGTAGGGGGTCGCCCCCCTGCCTCGGAATTATATTAAAGTGCGTTGTAATCTAAAATCATCTTTCCGCAACCACGTGGGTCCATAATAACTGCACCCATTTCAGCCAAGAAGTGAACAGAATATCCATCCACAGAGTTTGACCGAATGTCAGAAGTTGAAGAAGCGAATCCAGATGGAGAGCAAGAACCTGCTACGACCCATTGTACGAACTCACGATTCTTTTTAACGACTTTTTGAATGTTTGCTTTACCATTACGGAAAGCTGTATCCAAGAAATACATCATATAAGAAGAAGTCGGTTTCTTTGTAAGTGGGTGTAGTGTACGGTTATGGTTAGGATCATCCAAGAAAGGAAGAAGTTTAATTGAGAACTCCATGCCATTAGGCATTTTGTAAGAAGTAAACTGTCCACCTAAAGATAATTCTTGACCAGAACCTGACACAAAGTGTGAGTCAACTAGGTTCAATGTCCCAAGTTTTTCCTTTAATGCACGGTCAATTTCGCGTATACCCATTTCACCTGTAAGGATCAAGAATTTACGTTCGTTTGTACCTAGAACATTGTAAGATAGATCCAAAAGGAAATCTTCCAAAAGTTCTGCACTTAGGTATGTGTAGTAGCGAACATTAGCAGGAGCTATTTGTTGATCGATACCAGCGCCCCGTTTAATTGGGTTACCGTTTTTACCTTTCAACAAAACTGTTCCGTCGTAACGTACTGTTGTTTTGTCAAACATCATTTGATATTCGATACGTTCCATGAAGGCACGTGTAGCTTTCCATAATTGGTAGTCAGCCCACAAGAATGTAGATTGACCAGATACAGGGTCTTTCATAGCGTATGCCAAAACGTCAGCTTTAGCGCTACCAGTAATATTAATTTTCAGACGTACTGTTGTAACATAGTTACGGAATTTCATACCAGTGTTATATGATATGATATCTGCTTCGTCAGATCCTTCTTCGTATGCCGACCCAACACGTGAAACGCGTTTAGGAGCAACTAACAAGTAACCTGGTACATTTGAAGCAGGATCTCCGTCAGCCATGATCGCAGTATACACGTACCCTTCACCATCTTGGCGGGGTTCGTCCATCAACCGAAGTTGATAGTTCTTTTCATCCAATTCTATGATTGCACCTGGACCGTATGCAGGTTCTTCTAACCAAATTTGGATTGGAGTTAATCCAAAACCAACGTTAGTTGAAGAAGCTGTTACAGCTGCTCCAAGATACATAGCTTTCTTAATATTAACTGGGCGTTCATCTTCTATTTCGATTTCCCATTCATAAAATGGACGTTCAAGGACGATCTTGTGACCAAGACCACCTGTCAACAAATCGATAGCTGAAGAATAACCAGCGTATTTAGTGCCATAGATATAGGATATAATTTGAGGTAATTTCTGCGGTTCAAGTTTAAGCGCGTTTGTAAGCATGGTTTCGTCTGTAAAGCCGTGCATACGTTCTCCGCGATAGACTTGTAGCTTTGAAATAAAACTGTTCATTATACTCTATTAATTATTAAATCTCAAAAGCATCCCAAATTTGTCTCTTTCCAGAGCGTTTAGGAGCTTGTTGTTTATTTGATACATTTTGCCGAGCTATAGTTTCACGGAAACGATCTATGGCTTTCTTTTCTGACTTTTTCCTTAAATCTCCTAGAGCTTGATCTCCATACCTTGTTAGGAATGCAGCAGCAATAAGATTATTAGGATTACTCGAGTAGTCTATCGAGAACTGTGATGGTCCATGCTTTGTTGGCCTGAACATATATTGAAACAATTCTCTGCGCTCTCTATTACTTAGGTTTACACCAAGTACATCAGGAGCCTGCATTAATGCGTTAGCAGTTACGCTCATAAATTCGTTCTGTGCAGCAGCCTCAGCTTGGCGCTGCTGTTGTGCCTGAGATAGGCGGTTTTGTTTTTCCATTTGAGACCATCCCGCAAGTATATTAAGTGCGTCCTGCGCTTCATCAATTAATACACCTTTCTGGGTATAGTTTGTTATTTTACGACTAATAGTATTATCGTCATATCCTTGCGCTCTTAACAATTGAGCTACAGCCATTTGGGCATCATATTCATTCGTTATAGCTACATTGGAATAGTCGATTTCACCCATAGTTTTCATGTATGTTCCTAGATCTCCTCCATTCCTTACATAATCGTCAAGAGCCTGTAATTCTGGGTGAGCGTATTGTGGAACAGCATTGTTATCTATGATGGCATTGACGTACTCTACAAACTCCTCAGCGTTTCTAGGGCGTTCTTCAGCTGGCATGTCCTCCCATCCATACTCATCAACAAAAACATCAAAAAGAGCATTAATCTGTTTTGCTTCCGTGCGAGGATCAACATCAGGCCTCTGTCGTCTCGGCGCATCCCCGATTTCGTCTGTACCTTCTGTTCTTTTAATTTCGGCGTCCTCTTCCTTCATTTCTGCGAAAAGGTCGTCTAATATATGTCCGCCTTTTTGTTGCGGCTCTTCAGATTCTTCTTTTTCTTGTTTTTGGGGTTCTTGTTTGGGAGCTGGTTTGCTGTCTTGTTTAGGCTCGTCCATCACTTTCTGAACTTCAGAAGGTATTGGATCGTTATCGCCTTCGTCATATTTACCTAATCCTTCAAACGGGTTCCATGAATCCGCGAGGATCTGACCATCATCGACATTGACTTTATCTTTTTCTTCTGCCATGGTTATTTATTAATTAAGACTTAGCATGTTTTAGTTGTTATGACCATGTTCCACCTTTGACATCTGGACAGAATAATGGAAGGCATGTTTTTAACAAACCTGATTCTGTTATTGCACCTGGAGCCTTTTTATCGGTTGCAGATGTAACGTCTGGGCTTTCTACATAGATAACAACTGATTCGTTCGTTAACCGATTTATTGTGTCATCGGCAGCACGATACGGTGTTGAGAATGTGATATCATATTTAGTGTAAGGCATACTTTCTTTTGTGAACATGCGTGGCAATGTTACAGGGAAAGCAGTCCAGTTCATGATACCCATCCTTGCTTGTGCGCGTTTTTCTTGGTCTGAAACTATGCGCCAGTCGCCAATACCTAAATTTGTTGGAGTTTCTTGATCGATCACAACTTTTGTTTTAGTAGGTATAGTTCCTGCTACATATTTCGGGATTGACAATTCGCCGAATCCAACTTCAAAGTACAATGGGCAAAATTCATCACGTTGAGTAATTACATAGTCTGGAGTGATAGCTCTGACATGAATAATCGTGTCTGTTGTTCCATCAACCCATGCTTCAACTTTCTGGTATTCGTCACGATTCAACTGAGCAACAAAAGCAGCAGCCATTTCTTTAGCTGTCATTAATGTGCCAGTTAACGGAACTTGTACGTAGAAAGGCATGTAAAATACTTGTGGCGATAAATCCCTTACATTGTAGAAATGCATAAGCAACACATATGTGTAACCTTTTGTTATGTCAATACTTGTAAATGTAATCTTATACTGTTGTGGAGTGTAAGATTGGTTAGGAGTACGAACAACTTGACCTTTTACGTTAGCAATCATTGATTGATTCAATAATGGCGATAAACGGTAAATTGATTTACTCGCTTTTTTGTCTATTACTTGCAAGATGTAAAAATCTTTACCACCAACTCCAGTTGTTGAAGCTGTAGGTAGAGTTAATGCACCTGAGTTGACATAAGCTATTGCAATTTCCCCAATATTCATTGTATCGATGGTAGTTGTAGTAGACGGAGCGCCTTTACCAACGAAAAAACTGTAATAAGGATTTAACATAACTTATATTAATTTAACTTTGCTGCGGACCAACAGGCGCAGCTTCCTGTCTAGCTACTTTAGCAGTTTGTATTCCTGATTTTTGTACGAATTGTGCTTCGAAATATGCATCTATTGCATAATCAATTATGTCATTGTGCAAAATAGCTGGCAGAGCACTGTATGCATTCGTTTCATCAGAAACGTCTATATAAATATCAGCATACATCTTAGTGTGATTTAAAACAGAGGATTCTACCATATCTATTCTCCAGTAGCTTCCCTTGTTTAAATCTGGCTCTACATCTTTACGTCCTAATATCTTTTGAAATGGACTTCCTGTAATTATTATATATGGGAACTCTTCCACATCTCTTTTTAAGTAGACTTTAGAATTTGGCCCATTATATACATCTGAAAAACTATTATTTACTATTCTATTATAATGTTCATCATAACTATCTGTTATGTCAACATAATCAGTCATTATCATATCCCCCTCTACTAATCCAGTAGTAGCATTTACGTGGCTGGGCCACCATTTTGGGAAATAGTCAGAGTAAACTGTTGGATTCTTTAATTGTAAGGATTTATATATATGTAAATCCCACAACGCTATTAAAGTATCAGTAGTGTCTGGATATGCCAAATAAGAACCATTACCAAATTCTTCTACCTTCAACTCTATCTCTTCTATATGCTGCTTCATTAAAGCTATAGCTATCTGTTCTTGGTGATCAACTATCCTTTTAACCAAGCTATCAACTAAACGTTTAACGCCAACATTAAGCCATTCGCCAACTATAATCTTATCTGGACGAGCAAGTTCAAGATCGAAATTTGCCATACGTTGCCAGAACTGTCCCACCATTTGTCTTGGTGTTAGGGCTGTAGCTGTCTGTAAATCAGGATGTGACATTATTCTTCATATAGATGCGCTCCAAGCTGTTGTTCTTGCTTAGGCTGATTCTCCATATTAGCTTCGTCTTGATGACGTTGTTGGTATTCTTGTAATGCGGATGGTTTAATCCAAGCCAATTCATGTGCATATATAAGTTGCTTCAATAGCCAGATCTTATCTGCAGGCATTGGGTACTCTTCATCTTTAAAGAATATCTTTTGTTCGTCATATGGGTCAGAATATATATCGGCAGGATCTGATAGTATTAGTCCACATCTAATTGTAGGACATACAATTTCTTCAGGATCTTGAGTCTTCTTCCATATTCTAATATGCTTTTCTATTATAGAACAAAAAGGCATATGTGCAGTAAATCTATTGTGTGAGGCAAAGAGGGCTCTGGATATATCTTTTAAATCCAAGTCTTCGCCAGTTGCTTTATCTATAACAGACATAACCCCAAGCCTTCCAGTTAACTGTGGTATGCGAGGTAATTCCTTTATAGTATCAAATGCATCAAGTCCTTTATAATAAACAGGGTCATCAGCTAATTCAGTGTCAAAGTCCATATAGGATATATAGCTGGGATCTATAATGCTATTCTTATTGATATCCCTATCAATCACAACAAGACGATACTGACCTATCCAGGCCTCCACGTGTCGCCTCAATATTGATTCCCCCCTTTTAGGGTCAATGTACATACAACTATTAAGAATATCGTCAACCAGCTGATTAAGCGTCATTATGCTTGAAACAATTTAAATTCATCATTATAAACATGCATTGCATCATAGAATGCCTTCGAGAATAACGGTACTTCTAGTATGTCATTATTCTTATCCTCTTCTTTCGCCTTCTTAACATCAGCTAACCACAGCTGTTGTCTCATGGCCATCACGCAACCTATTGCAGCTACGCGGTCGAAGTTCCCCTTATCGTTCCACTCAATCAGTTCCTCTATTAGAGGTGCTGAGAATATCCTTTCAACATTCCTTCTGTTATCATCAAATTGTTCTAACAGGTATTCTCTAATCCAACCATTCATTGCATTACGTATATCTTTAGTTACGTGTATGCCTTTTCCTCTAGAAACCTTAGATCCTTCTATTATCTTATCAATAACATCAGGAGCTTCAGCTAACAAATACTCGCAATGGTGATTAACGAAGTAAGTGTAAATTCCCTTATTGTTGTTTTCAAAGAGAACTCTAGCATTGTAATATATCGCCAACCTACGGATGGTTTCATAAAAGTCTTCAGCCATCGCTGGTCTACCAGTGTACTCAGCCACGAACATATCGTGAAAAGACTCGAAGTCTTGAAAGCGTTTAAACACAAAAGCAGATCCAAGTGAATTGGTCTGTGACGCATCAAAGTCGTAGGAGTCGACCCCCATTATGTAGAGCCCGAAGGGTGGATTTGGGTCGGGATGCTCCCAGATGGTGATCGCTCCATCTTTTCTATCAGAAGATTTGATTCTATATGATTGTATCGAATCATCAACTACATGGTGGACCCATTTAGGTTGCCCTTCCTCCCATTTAAGATGGCCTGTTTGTTTTAGCGCTTTTATGTCAGGATTAACCTTTATTTTCAAAAGTTGTTCCTGTAAAATTTTCTTTGGGAATATAGAAGCCCCGTATGTTGTTAACGCTTCAGAAGGCCTAATGGGCCTTTCTATTATGTAGGCATCTATGTTTAAATCTGATATAGCTTTTTCTACCACCTTCTCTCTTTCAGAGATTATGTAGTCTATTGAAGCCTTTCTATTGGTATTGCCATCTTCATCCATATAAAGGCGAAGACCAGTCTTCTTATCTATACCATCTAGGTTTTCATAGTATGGATGAAAGAAACCACAGTTAATAGCATCAGAACCTTCGTCCCATATATTAGGAACTCCCAGTATGTTGTAAGCTTCTGGATTGGTGAACATACGAGCTATGGCTGTCATGCTCTCATTGTTAAGAGACGCTGTACCATACACGCATATAAGACCCGTAACGAAAGAGTCTTGTTCTACAGAAGGTCTAGCGATATTGAAAGCATCCTCAAGTTCTGAGAATGATCCACCCTCTTCAAAGAATATGAGAGATGCAACAATACCTCTAAGTTTGTCAGGGTTACTCTTCAAGGAGAATCCCATCACCTCTGATTTGTACCCCATTTCAACTGTATTGCCGAATGCGTCTTTCTGTAGGTAGGATGCCCTACGATGCATATCGGTATTTTTCACCTGTCTTTTCTTTGCGAATGGTGTGTTATTATCAATAAACGACATGAAGTTCCATGCCTTACTTAATACCCCATCACCCGTAAGATATTTCTTATCTGTTGCAAACACGTACCCCTTTGAATCTGGGATAAAGTAGTAGTTGCGACATAACATAGAAGCATTCTTTAAAGAGTACCCCTTACGTCTTGCCTTTAGCACTACAGCATGTTTACCTTCTTTCTGACATTCTTCTACATACTTAAAGTACATAGCGTCGTAGGAGTAGAAACAAGGGAAGTCAGTAACCCTATCCATAACTGTTGTGTCCTCTCCATTCTCATCTTTTACTCTTTTCCTTTCGAGCCTGTATATAGGGCAAAAGTTAAGATAGAAATAATTAAAACCAGTAATATAATCGCCATCTTCTGCAGTATATCCGTGTAAACACTTTTCCTGTTCTTGCGTCCAAAACGCATTGTAGTCCTTAGTACCTGGTTGGTGGTCAGTGTAGCGGCCATTCTGTTGAAAGAATATAGCCGCCTTTCTGAACTTGTCGCTATTTTCGTAGCGTTGGTTAAAATCTAGCATTAAGCTTTGTTAATATCTTCAGATTTAAATTCTTTTTCAATTTCAATTTTAATGCCAACGATCATGAAATACCCTTTAATTTTAATATCATATGATACTGGAAGTCCAGCTTTTTTAGCTTCTGTTGCTTCAAGAGACAATTTGTTTAAGAGGCATTTGTGAGATTCGTTTTTTTCATCTTTTACTTCAGTATTCCATACGTGAAGATCTAAATCTGAATTTGTTCCATCTATATTAATGAAACCTTTAATTTCTAAATTAAATTCAAATTCCAAATTATTGTCTAACATATACATTGTTTTTAAATGAAGGCGATAGAGAAGCTCTCACTCTTCTATTCCTTCGGTTACTAAATATTCTATTTCTAGCACCCCTAGCCTTTTTCATAGACATTGGAGAAGGTCCTGGATTATTACCAGCTGACAAAAGAGAACTTCCTAATGGAGATTCCAATTTATCGCCAATATCGTAAATCTCTTTTAAGATTTCATGTAACATGTCTACATAATTGGCAAAAATACTTACAGAGTTTTTAAACTGATTATAAAATATCCATCTTTTGTAATCAATTACTGCGCTTTCAGTGTTGCTAATGTTAGTAATATACCATCCAGCATTTTCAGTCAACTCTTTTGCCATATCAAATACA